ATAATGAAAGGCTACATTTTGAAATTAAATAGATACGAAAAAAAGATACTAAAAGGAATCATAGACAACCGTAGAGGCATCTATGAAACACCTAAACGAATTAGGTCTCAATATAAACCTTGCAAAGAGTATGACGCTGCTCTTTCTTTGTTTATGAAAAAACTAATTTATGCAGAGGCGACCAATGAACATGGAACAAATGGTATGTTTCAAGGTCCTGCTACAGACGAACCAAATTTTAGATGGTTCACTTGTAGATTACATAAACCCTATGCAACTAAAAAAGATTTAAAGAAACTAATATGAAATACTTTACAACAATATTAACAATTCTAGGTATATACCTTTTTGTATATGCCTGTTCAGATAAACCATGTACAGACGATGGCTGTCCTAACTTCGATACACCTGAACCTTTAGAAGATATTAGAGGTAAACTTGACATTGAAGAATGGATTGAAAATCCTGCTGTTACATCTTTAGCTCAAAAAATTAATTTAGAGTATGGTGTTCACAAAGTTATTGAAAGAACACATAGATTACCAGATATTGATACATCATCAAAAGATATGTTTGTTCAATCATTAAATGGTTGTATCAACTACCTATATCAAAGTATAGAAGTAGAATATCAAATACCTAATGAACTAATTATTGCTCAGGCAGTTATCGAAACTGGTTGGGGTAAATCTAGATTTGCTAATGAAGGTAATAATCTATTTGGTATTAGAACATGGGATAAAGATGAACAATATTTACTACCTATACCATGGACTAAATGGCCAGGGTGGGGTGTAAAGATGTACAATAGTAAATGTGAAAGTGTTGTTGACTATTTACATATACTAAACAATGTTCATGCCTTTGAAGAACTAAGAACGGCAAGAGCAAACGGTGTCAATGACGCATTAGAATTGGCAAACTATCTAGACAAATATGCTAGTAAACCTACATATGTTGAACTAGTGAAAGAAATAATACAATATAATATAAGAGGTGTTTATGAACTATAATATGGAACTATTTTGGCGAAGAGCCGCAAACTTATGGAAGGCACATCAAACTGCTCAAGATCCAGACTTCAAAAGAATATGGATGGATAAACTACAATCCCTTATGCAGGGAATCAAAGGGGTTGACAAAAAAGAATTAAACTGATATAATACTAACATGAATATATTTTATTTACATAATGATACAACGGTGTGTGCTGAACTTCATGTTGATAAGCATGTGGTCAAAATGATTGTCGAATACGCTCAATTATTATCTACAGCAAAACGAATGATTGACGGCATTAAATATGAAGCAAAATCAAAAACAGGCAGACGAGTACAAAGATACCGACTAGAAAATACAAATGAAGAAGCAACAATTTACAAAGCAGTACATTATCACCACCCTAGTGCTGTGTGGGCTCGTTCTTCTTCTCAGCACTACAACTGGCTGTACTCGCTGTTCACCGAGCTTGGCAGGGAATATACACACCGATATAAAAAAGAACACAGTACGATTAAATTGCTCAAAGACATTTTAAAACATCCACCAGTTAATTTAAAAGACAATGGTTGGGTAGAACCACCGCCTGCTATGTCTCATTATCCACAATGCATAGTACCTGGTGATAGTATTCAATCATATAAAAACTACTATATAGAAGCAAAGGCTTATTTTGCAAAGTGGACATCTAGACCAACACCAGTATGGTTTAGTGAAGGAGTACAATGACCCAGGAGATAAAAATGAATGATGAACAATTTGAACTTTTAAGAAAACAGTTATTACTTATAGAAAAGACTTGTTATCGTATTGAAAAAGATACAATAGAATTAAGTAAAAAAATAAAAGAAATAGAAAAAGAGCTAAACAATGCCAACATATAGATTTCAGAATTTAAAAACAGGTATAGTTTATGAGGACTTCATGTCTATTGCAGAGATGGAAAAACTCAAAAGAAATAAGAATGTAAAACTATTACCACCAACACAGATGAATATTGTATCGAGTGTTGGCAGTATTGATGGTAAAACTGACGGCGGTTGGAAAGAAGTTATGTCTAAAATTTCAGAAGCACATCCTGCTAGTAATCTTGCTGAACGATATGGTAAAAAGACAGTTAAACAATCTCAAATAGAAAAGACGATAAAAAAACATAAAGACCGTAAGTCTAAAGGCGGAGGAAGATAAATATAATTGATACTATCGAGAAACTACAGCACGCCAGGCGATGGTCAAGAAGCTGAGTAGTCAATCCGATAATGTATCTAAGAAGTGTGTAGCTACACCAACTAAAGGAAATATATATGGCAGACTTTGATTTTTTAGATGGCTTTGAGGGTGATGGTGATTGGGGTTTTACCTCGGTCAAAGAGAAACCGTCAGATGAACAATCTAAACAAACAGAAACAGTAGTAAAACAAACAGCAGACAGTACTGCTAAGGCGGTCTCAAGCGATATCGTAAGTAAATTAGACAATAAACTAGATAAACTACTATCTCTAGTTGGTTCTACTAAAACAGCAGTAAACGAAAAAAATCAAACTGAATTAGATATTGCTAAAAAGCAAATGGATGATGAGTATGATTTAAGAAAAGATAATTTGGGTAAAGAACAAAAAGAAAAATATACTCAATTAGAAAAACTTATCATACCGTTATTGATTAAATTAGCAAAATCACCAGAGGCATACATACATTGGCCTAACAGAGCTCAAGTTATTGAAGCACAAGTTAAAAAAATAATAGCAATTACAAGGGGAAAATAATGAAAAGTAATTATGACAAATGTTTGAAAACAATCTTACATCACGAAGGTGGTTATGTAAATCACCCTAAAGACCCAGGTGGCGAAACAAATCTAGGTGTTACAAAAAGAGTTTATCAAGAACATGGTGGCACTAAAGATATGAAAGACTTATTAGTCGAAGATGTAGCACCAATATACAAAAAAGGTTATTGGGATAAAATGAAAGGTGACGATTTACCTGGTGGTCTAGACCTATGTGTATTTGACTTTGGTGTAAATGCAGGACCTGGTCGTGCAGCTAAATTCTTACAATCAATGATTGGCACCACAGTTGATGGTGGCATTGGTCCTAATACTTTGGCAAAAGTTGAAGAATATGTTAGAGAAAATGGCGAACACGAAACTGTGAAAAAGTACCAAGAAATGAGACAAAAGTATTATGAACAATTATCTACTTTTGCTACTTTCGGTAAAGGTTGGACTAGACGAGTTGAGGAAACTACCAAATTAGCGCTTGACATTATCTAGAAAACCTGTTATAATATAAGTAAGTTAATTAACAGGAATTATTATGAATAAAATGAACACCTTTCTAAAGGACAATTACGACATGAAATCTTTTAGTCATGTCCCATTAACAACCCAACTACCAGACATACATACTGAAACTATAAAAGGTAAACGCTTTTATGTTACACCAGAAGGTAAAAAGTATCCTTCTATTACAACAGTTTTATCAGGTAGAAATAGTGAAGGTCTAGTTAGATGGCGTCAATCAGTTGGTAATGATGTTGCAAATCAAATAATGAGAAGTGCAGCTAAAAGAGGAACTGCTGTACACCAATTAGTTGAAGATTATTTAAATAATATAGAACTATCTAATCAAGATGTTTTACCTACAGCATTATTTACTTTACTTAAACCTGAACTAGATAATATAAATAATATTAGAATACAAGAAGGCGGCTTATACAGCGACTATTATGGTGTTGCAGGTCGTGTTGATTGTATAGCTGATTACAAAGGTGTATTATCTGTAATAGATTTTAAAACCTCTACTAAAGAGAAAAAAGAAGAATGGATAGAAAACTATTTCATTCAAGGTTCTGCCTACTGTGAAATGTACGAAGAACGATTTGACCAACCAATAGATAGAGTTGTAATTCTTGTAGTTACCGAAGATGGTGGTATACAGACATTTACAAAATCAAAAGACGATTATTTACCTTTATTAAAGACAGCAATAAAGGAGTTTAAAGAAAACAATGAAACAAACACTTAAAAATATTATTGGCATTGGTGCGATTACATTATTCTTTTATATATTATTTTCTGTTTTGAATTTTGCACAAGCAGGTGGTTTACTTGCAAACACACCACCAGTTGAGCCTCTTGAAGAACCAACACCACAATACGATTCAAGAAGAATGGTACAACAAACGATACCTGTTTTTTGTGGCGATACAAGCTTTATGTTTGAAACTTCATCAACACTAATGGAAGAATCACAAATATTAGTAGGTGAAGTAAGACAAGGGGGAACATCTTACGGTGATGTTATAGGTATATTATCTTTTGGTCATAGTATTGAAAGAGATAGTGGTACTTTTTTTATGACAATACCAAGTTTAGGACCAAATGGTGAAAGTTTAACTTGCATATTAGGTTATGGTATGAACTGGACATTTTTTGATGATGAAGGCAATAAAATTATACAACCAGATTCTCTGTGAAGGTAATGAGAGTAAATAGTATGGACCTGGGGGCAGTACCCAGCGCCTCCACCAATTCTAGATAGACCGATAAGGGGGCGAAATAGGATTGACAGCTATTAGAAATCGTACTGGAGAGGGTAGTCGGAAGACTTTAAATTTATATAAACGCAAACTTTAATGAGTATGCATTAGCGGCCTAGGTCGTTAGGGGTTTGCCAGTACCTCGCAACAGAAACTGGCACCAAACAAAAGGAGATTATTATGTTAGAAGTATTTGAAATATTATTACCAGTAGGAATACTAATGGCTTGTGCTTATGGTATTGGTTATATGTCAGGAAGTCAAGCAACAAAAGAGATTTACGACCCAAAAATAAGGCAGTCAGACCTTGACAAACTTAGAAAATTGTAGTATAATATAGATAATGAATAATTATATACAAATATACAAAGATGTTTTAGACCCTAGTTATTGTAACGACTTAATTCATAGGTTCGAAAAGAACAAAGAACACCATGAAGAACACGACCAAGGACCTATGTCATTTACACAAATTAATTTTAATCAACATTTAGAATATCAAGAAGATGTAGCACAACTATCTAATCTTTATAATAAGTATGTAAATAAGTATAAAAAAGATTGTGCTATACATCAAACACAATGGCCTCAACAGTATGCCTTTGAACAAATAAGATTAAAAAGATATTTAGCAAACGATAAGGATGAATTTGCACCTCATGTAGATTCTATGAATATAGAGTCTGCTAAAAGATTTCTAGTATTTTTTATATATCTAGATGATAATGAAAGAGGAGAAACTAATTTTCCTCAATTGGGCCTAGCGTCACCATGTAAGCAAGGTTCTCTGCTAATGTTTCCACCTTTATGGCCTTGGGTTCATGCAGGTATGAAACCAGTTGATAAACCAAAATACATGGTAGGAAGTTATTTACATTACACATGAGCATAATTACACCAAATAAATTCGCTATGTTGGTAGAAGATATAGTAAGAAAAAAAAGAGTCAGTTATATAGACGCTGTGGTTTTATATTGTACAGAAAATCAAATAGATCCATCAACAACCAAGTCTATGATTAATAAAGGTCTCAAAGAAAAAATAGCATATGAAGCACAAGGTTTGAATATGTTAAAAGAGAAAACAGCAAAGTTACCAATATAAGGAGATAATATGACGGGAGCAGAAATAACATTAGTAATATTCGCAACACTATGGATAGTAGGAGTGCTTGAAGGATAAAAGTGAATGGTTTTGAAGTATATAAAATCTATCTGGCAATCAAACTCCACTTCACAAGTAAAGGCCAATCTTACGACTTTCATAAACACAACGGTAGAACAACTGCAAGATTGGCAACCTTTACTAAAAGAAGGGATCGCTATTTCTTTCATAAGCTTAGTAAATCTTATAACGATAAGTCTATTATTGATTACTTCCTTAGTAATTTTGTGTCTAATACTAATATATGGGTTGGCGACATCATTGGCAAAACTGGTGACGATACTTATAAACAATGGTCAAAAAAATTAGAAGCATTACATTATTATTATGAACAAGACATTGATTATATTATAGAGAGAATGACAACAAAAGATATAAAATTTAATGATTTATTTTTATCAACAGGTGGTCAACATCCACCTATTGTTAAAATGTTTTTGTCAAAGAAGATAAACTTTGAGACATTAATAATACTAGACGACATACTAAA